TCCTCGTTCGTGTAGCCGACCCACATGCGGTCGGCGTGCCGCTGGATGAACTCCGCCTTCGGCTGGTGGGTGCCAGTCGGCGTGTCGTAGTTGTTCTGCCAGGCGCCCGTCGCGCTCGCTGTCAGCGCCGTCCTGGTCGTGCCGTCCCACTTGCAGCCGACCTGGCCCTTGCCATTGGCGCAGTAGACGCGGTTGATCCACGTCTGGAAGTCCGCCTCATGCGGCGTAGCGCCAGTCGTCTGCCCGATCGACGCCCAGGCGCCGCCCGTGCCGTACTGGATCGTGTGGTCGGACGCCCTCGCTTCGAGCATCTGGCGTACGCCCGTGGACGATCCGAAGAAGTAGGAGTTGCCAGGGTAGTTGGCCCCCCAGGGGCCGCTCCCCCACGTCGTCATCCCGCGTCGGGTGACGACGCTGCCGTCGCGCTGCAGCATCATGTTGTAGATTTCTGGCGTCTCGTTGTCCTTCAGCTTGAACTGGTCGGCATCCAGGTTCCAGCCACCATCGAACGAGGTGATCTCAATGGCGTGGACAGGGCGAGGCATCAGTGGCCCAAGTTCCGTCCAAGCGACTGCAGCCACCAGGCAGCCGAAGGACTCGCGAAGCCTCGGTTGAGGATGAGCGGGTAGTCGGCATCGATCCGCATGATCGAGTCGTGAGCCATCGCCACGCCGTCCTTGAAGGACTGCTCGTAGGCTTGCGCCATCACGGGATCTTCCTGCTGCTTGAAGTAGCGGCAGAGAGCCCAGTCGGCGATCGGGATGTGGAGCCTGTCATCGCAGTCGGGCGCCGAGCCCGACCCCAACAGGATCCAGTTGACGGGCGTGCGGTAGCCGAGCACGGTGTACTGGTACAGCGCGTTCGGCTTCGGCCAGAGGTGAACCTGCTGGGTCCGCTTGCTGTAGAACAGGGGCTGGCCTGGCGTGTCGAGCACGCCGACCCACTTCGCCGAGGCGGCGTCGTGGTTCACCAACTGCAGGCCCCAGCCATTGCCGAGAGCGCCTGTGTCGATGAGGGCGGAGACAGACCGCAGCGTGGTGCCAGGGACCGAAGGGATCGCGTTGATCGCGTACGACCGCTGGCCGACGACGGCGGTGAGCGACGTGACGATCTCGAAGAAGGGCCAGCGCTCCTCCTGCGTGAGGGCGCGGTTGTAGCCGTCGAGCAGCCAGACGTTGAGAAGCGCGTCGGGAAGGTCGGTGGCGGTGACGTCAAGCGTCGAGCGAACGTACGTCTGCAGTTCAGCCAGCGTTGACATCGCGCCCCGCTTCGTGGCTGCGCTTGTGACCAGCGCAGAAGAGGGAGTTCGTCACCCGACGAGCCCCGCACGTGTTGTCCTTCGCCTTGCAGAAGCCCTTGCGCGGGTCGATGTACTCGACCGTCGAGAAGGCAGGCTGCGCCTGCCCCGAGCGGGACTGCGAGTCGACCGCTTGCAGGGCGACCCGCTCACCGATCAGCGAGCCAGCAGGCACGCCTGCGCCAGTGGGGTTCATGGTCTGAGCAGGAGCAGTCATCGTCTTTCAGTCCTCCCTGGTACGAAAGAGGGGGCCGAGCGGCAGCCCGACCCCCTCCAGCATCACGACATCGGCCGTGGTTCTCAGTCGCCTCCGAAGATCACGTCACACGACGTGGCCGTGAGGTTGGTGGCGTTGGCGACCTCGGTGGGCGTACCCGAACCGACGTGCCACTGGATCAGCGGGACGGTGGCAGTCCCCGACAGCGACGGCCGAGCGGCCATCGTGCTGGGGGTGACGGCCAGCCCGCCAACCTTGCCCTTGAGGCACAGGAACATCTCGGTGACGTTCTTGAGGCCGAGCGTCAGGGGCGGGATCGTGTCCCCGCCAGTGGCGTACGTGCCAGTCGGGGTCAGGGTGCAGCGCACGTAGCGCTTCCCCTGCTCCAACCCGAGCCCGCCGAGTTCCTGCTTCTTGGTGATTGCAACTGCGCCCATGATGGCTCCGTTCCTGGGCGGGGGGCTTCCTCCCCCCGCCCTGATCGTGTGGACTGCTCAGGCGGTCTTCGCCGTCAACTTGCCCTGGCGCTTGCGGTTGCTGCACACCAGGTTGCCGTACGAGAGCAGGAGCGCGTACCGAGCGTCCATGTTCTCGGGACGGATGAACGGCGTCCGCTCCATCCACTTGTCGCTGTGCTTGACCAGCTTGAGGTACTTCGAGTTCAGGAAGTACCAGATGCCCGCGGTGGTGTAGACGTCCCACATCGTGACGCTGCCCTTGTAGAGCAGGTTCTGGAAGCCCGCCTGGGCGGTCTTCGGGTCCGTGAACCGCTGGTTCGGCTGGAGCAGGCCCTCGTAGCGCTCGTAGAGCGTCTGCGTGGTGAGGGCGAGGTCGGGCTGGTCGTTGCCGACCGACACGCTGTTGAAGGCGGTCGACAGTTGGGCCAGGGTGAGCGAGCCCGCCGTGGCCTCCTTGTACGACCTCCACCACGTGAAGGCGGTGGCGTCGATGTTGCCGACGGTGGTGATCGAGTCGGTGTGGTCGCCGACGAGGGCGGGGAGGCCCAGCCAGTCCTTGCCCGAGTTGCCCGTCCCATCGCTGGTCAGGAACATCTGGTCGAACTTCTCCTTGAGCGTCTCCTCGGTCTGCATGACCTTGGACTCCAGAAGATCGATCAGTTCGGCCTCACCGCTGTTCTGGGCCTCTTCCAGGCCGTTGATCGCGATGCTCGCGGCGTACTGCTTCCACGGGTACTCCGCAGCGGTGATGCCATCCTGCGCCGTCAGCGCGATGGTGTCGTAGCCGCTGTACGAGGCCGCGGTCGTGTTCATGCCGTAGATCAGCTGCTCGACGATCTTCACGCCGCCGCTCTTCGGCTTGATGCGGCCCGCCTGCATCAGCCAGTACTGGAACGGCCGAGCAGAGAAGATGTTGTCGGTGAGCTTGTTGTCGTAGTTCGCCAGCGTGGTGGCGAGGAGGGCGTCGAAGTTCGGGTTACCAGCCATTGGGGCTCCTGGGGCTCAGAGGCTCAGGAGAGGCCGTGCTGTCGCTTCGCCATCTCCCACGCCTCAGCGATTGTTGAGGCTTGCTGTGGGCCTGAGTGCGTCTGCTGCGAGGGTGCCCCTCCGCCTTGCTCGATCGTGCCGTTCAGGTTCCGCTTGGCTGCAGTCGCCGCGTCTTCACGCTGCTTCTGCTGCTCTGCGTACTGCCTCTGCGCTGCCCGCTCGACCAGAACCTTCTGGCCTGCTAGGGCGGCGAAAGCGTCAGCAATCGCAGTCGGACCCTGCCATCCACGTTCGAGGGCGTAGGCTACAGCCTCACGCTGATCGACGTCATCCCACAAGGCGCTTGCATCGGCAACGTCTCGCTCCAACTGAGTGTAGGCGTCTCTCTCGGCCTGTGACTCGAAGTGGCGCTCGATGTTCGCGAGGCGCCGTTCGAGAGGGTCGAGAAACTCGTCCTCTTCCTCCTGCTGGGGCTGCTGAGCCAGACCGTACCTCTCGGCCAGTGTCTGGATCGCCAGTTCGGGGTTCGACTCCAGCGCTCTCGCGATGGCGTCGGCGAACTGCAACTTCTGCCGCTCTTGCGCCAGTCCCTGCTGCTTCCTGGTGTAGTCAGCCGTGCGGCTGTACCCACCAGTCAACTCAGAGACGGGAACCTCGATCTCCTCTCCGTCCACCGTCACCTTGACCAGGTGGTTGGCGTACTCGGAAGGATCGAAGTACTGAGGCTCAGGGGCTGTCTCAGCCGCTTCGCCTCCGCTTGCCTCGGCCCCTTGTCCGTCATCGACGGGGGCAGCCTCTGGCTGGAACTCTTCGGGCACTAGGACTCCTCGCGGTTGGTCATGCCTTCACACATATGCTCTTACTGGTACGTCAGTACCCTGGACCCTGTGGCAGGTTGGGCACTGACAGCCCGTTCTTGGTGCCGAGCATGGCGAGCACCTTCGGGTCGATGTTGCCGCCCTGTCCTGGCGCGATGGGCTCCTGACCAGGCGGTGGTCCCCCTGGACCCGTCGGCATGGGGGGACCACCCGACGCGTCGGGAGGCCCACCAGGGGCGCCCCCAGGCCCTGCAGGGCCAGGCGGTGGCATCATGGGGGTCATGCCAGCCATTCCCGTCGCATCGACGAACGACTCAGGGTTCGTGATGCCGAAGCCCTCACGAAGCACGTGCTGAGCCAACTTGGGCAGGTTGATGACGCCAGCCCCGATCAGCGGGGCGCAGGCATCCATCATCTGCAGCGCCGACTGACGGCGGAACGACTCGTTGTTCGGCTGGGTCGATCCAGCCTCCACCTCGAAGTCGAACTCGCCCTTGATCCACTCTCGGTCGAAGTTCAGCCAATCGACAGCGCCGTTCTGGCCTACGACCCGAACGACCTGGTCGCCTGTCAGCATCTCCTGAGCGAGGGCCACGAGGCGGGAGGCGATGACAGCGATGAAGCCTTCGACGATCGCCAACTTGTCAGCGGAGCGGGCGTTGGCCGCGTCCTGCATCATGGCCGCTTCGGTGGCGGTCCTGCGAACCTCGGGCATCCCACCGCGCTGGTACTCGGACACGCCGCTGATGCGGTCGATGTCCTGCTCGATGAGCTCGGACTGCTGATAGAAGTCGGGCGGGATCGGGATGGCAGGAATCGGCATCATCACGTTGGTCAGCGGCTCGTTGCCGACGACGGGGACCATCGTGTTGTCTTCGTCCGATTCGAGAGCCGATCGGCCCTTCGGGTCGAACGACTCCTCACGGAACAGCCACTTGCGCTGGTACCGCTTCCTGTGGTTCAGCATCTGCGTACGAGTCTCGTTGAGTTCCCGCTGCAGCGGCTCCAGGGCCTCCAGGTCGCCGATCGGGTAGAAGTGCTCGGGCACCTCGTAGTTGCGGATCATCACGAAGGGATGGCCGAAGGCGAACGGCACCTCCTTCGGCGGGATCAGGAAGAGAGCGTCCTTCTCGTCGGTGGTGTCGCAGAACGTGCAGACGACGCGACGGCGGAGATCGTAGAACTCCCACACGTCAACGTACCCGCCGACAGCATCCTTCTTCTCGCGGTAGTCCTCCTTCGAGTAGGAGTCCTCGCCGTCGTACTTGGCGTACGACCCGCTCATCACCTTGTCGCGTGCAGCCTTCAAGTAGCGCTTGTCGGCCTTGACCGCCTTCACGCTTCGGCGGATCCGCTGCGCGATCCAGCCGATGTCGTCCATGCACGTGCCCATCGGGTCCACGTAGATGTCGTGCGGGGACACACGCTCGCCGAAGGGGCGGTCCTCAGTGATGACCGTGTTCGCCTCGACCGTCGAGTCGGGGCGGGGGTCGGCGTAGTCGTCCCCGCCGCCGTCGTAGCCTTCGCCCTCATCGGTGGGAGCAGACGCCGTGTCGGCGGTCTGCTTCTGTACCTCGACGAAGCGGTAGCCCGTCTTGATCCAGCCGTGCCCGACGACGAGGAAGTCCTTGACCGCCCGCTTGAAGGACGACTGCATCCCGAAGTGCCGCCACCAGTAGTTGATGACGGCCTCGGTGATGATGGCCCGATCCTGGTCTTCTGGCTTGCGGGCCATCACCGTGATCTTGGGATGGTTCACGCTCACGCTGGGACCGATGACGTTGACCGTCGCGAAGGCGACGTTCACCACCATGCGGTCGGCGTCCGACATGTCGTCGTACTGCTTGCCGCGGTACATGTCTACCAAGAGGCACCACAACTTGTCGTACTTCTCCGTCTCCCGCCACTTCTTCGAGGCGGCTAGACGGTCGCGGTACCCCTTGAGGACGTCAGCGTTGCGCGGTCGCGCCATCAGCCCACGTGATCCTTGATGACCTCACGCTGCACGTGCGGGATCGCCACGTTGACCGTCTCCTCGGAGTACACGTACTTGCGGCTCGCGGCCCCGATGAGGCCGACGACCGCAACCAGCGTCAGCTGGCCCGTCGAGTTGAGGTCGAGCGCAGACGTCACGACGTACGTGACGATCTGGGCGATGATGGCGACCGCCGTGAAGATGCGGACCGCCTCCTTGGACAGTCGGAAGTTGTCGAGGATCTTCACTTGCTGGACGCCTCCTTGGCGGCTCGGGCGACCTGGGCGTCATGCGCGCGGGTCTTCTTGTCGGCCTCGACCTGCTCCTTGCGGACCTCCTCGGCGGCAGCCTCGGCGTCCTCGCGGATCTGCTTCTCCAGGGCCTCGGCGTCACCCTTCGACGCCTGCTGCGCCTCATGGACGGGGTCGGCCTTCGGGTCGGCCTCGTACGGGTCATCGCTGGCCTCGTACTCGAACCAGAGCGGGGACACCCCGCCGACGCTCGACTTGCCCGAGCGGACGACGTAGGTGTGGGGCTCCTCATCGAACGCGACGACGCTCACCTTGTCGCCGACCTCGAACTCGCCGACGGGGTGCGTCAGGGTGGCCTTGATGGGGAAATCCTCGTCTGTGACGTGGGTGCGGGTCATGGCTTTGCCTCCTTGCAGGCTTCGATTGCTGCGGCTTGGGCTGTTACTGCGTTGGCGAGGGCTTGGCCCGTCGCCTTGGACTTGGCGATGGCATCGCCGAGGGCGGTGACCACCTTCGGGATCTGGCTGCGGTCCTGCGACAGTTGCACTACGAACTGTCCAACTTGCTCGTCGACCTCCCCGAGGGAGATCACCTTGCTCGTCAAGGCCACGTTCACGGC